AGCTTCGTCAACCCGCCAAGGCCAGAAAAGATATTCTTTAGGCCATTTACAGTGGCTATCATGGTTCCCGTTGTCACCAAGGCTGCAGACGCACCAAACATAGTTTTGGCAGCCGCCGGATTTTTATTGGACCAATCGGATATATTTGTTAGGATTTCGGCTGTCTTTTGATATGCCGGTAGCATGGCTTCGGCTGCGGTCCTGCCAAGTCCAATGGTTGCCTCTTTGATTTGATAGGTTGTTTTCAACCACTGACGGCTGGTGGATTCTCCCATCCCCATTTGTTTTGCATAGTTGTTCGCATTGAGGTATAAAGCGGTAATGCCTGCCGAACCAATTTTCACCATGGTCTCGGCGGCTTTCAACGCCAGGGAGGCGCTCATTCCCATTTCTTGATAAGACTTCGATGTTTTGCTGGCGCTTTCGGAGGTGGATTTTTCAGTGGCGTCCGCCTCTTTCTTTACCTCTTTCAAGGCAGCAGCCGCCTCTTTTGTTCCCTTATTATCGAAGAGGGATTTCAGTAGCAATATGAATTGAGATTCATCAGCCATTGATTTTGTCCTTACTCGCCTTTACTCGATAAACGAAATTCTTTACAGCAAAGATGTTTTCCATGAGAACTTCGTCCTGGTCCTCCAGACCACCTGCTTTTGGTAAAACCTTCCAGCCGAATGCCTCCAGCCAAAGAAAGTATTTCCACGCTTCCATCAAATCATCCACATTCCCGTATATTTTGGGGATTAGTGGAATTTTCTCTTTTGCCTCATCAGAGTCATCGCAAAAATCTTTGGCGAGAGAAACTAATGTCTTTTGCGGCTCTTTGAGTTTTTTGGGTCCGGTTCACCTTGGTCTTTCAAGTTATTGATTGGATTCCAATGAGGATTGCATTTGTAGATTGCATCCAACCAGTCATCAGTGAACTCTTCCGGGAGGTCCAAGAATTCTTCGAATTCCATTGGCCAATTCATTCCCTCAACCTTTGAGGTTGCCGAAACGACCATTGGATAGACAACCACATTGAGAAGCCTCAGATGTTCTGGATAATCCGGGTTCGCCTCAATTTTTTCTGTTATGGTTTGGACCAGGTACCCGCGCTGGGCTGCAATTCGGGCAGTGGCCCTTACGACAGTAAGGGCCATATTGGTACCGTCTAAATCAAGATGGATGGTAATTTCTTTTTCTGACATGGTAAGTATCTCCGTTTCTTACATTTGAATTTTGGAGTTACGAGTTTTTTAGGACTCGTAGAGCACGGCGATTACATCGTTGGCGGTTGGAGCAACATTGAACCCAACGCCGTATTCAGTGGCCAAGATACCAGAACTCTGCAGGACGCCATTTTTCCAAACAACCACCTTGGCAGCATCCCGGGCTGGTTTTGCAGAATCGAATGGGAACGCCTTGGCGCTACCATCGCCCAGATAGGTGACAAAGGTGGGTTTGTACTGACTGACGCCGCGCAGAATTTGACCGCGGGTGAAACCTTCGGTTGCCAGGCTGAAAGCGGTACCCCACAGGTGACTTGTGACGTATGAAGGGGTGAACGAATACATGCGTTCGTTGGCCTCTTGCCCGTAACCAGTATCCCGTTGGAATACAGTAGCCTTTGGGAAAACGCGGAAGTCCCAAAGACTCATGCCAAAGTTGGCAGAATCCGGGTCCGCATCCTGGGCAAACGAGTAGGCAATTGCACCTACCTGGTTTTCAAAACCGCGCTGACTGGTGATAACACCCTGCATGTTTGTTTCACCGACAACAAACTTTTTGATATTGCCAATGATAGCATCGACAACATCGTTGGTCTTGTCCACGCGCAATTCTCCATTGGCCACTTCGATTGCCGGGAGAACTTGGATGTTGATAACCCCATCATCGCCGATGTGGGGAATGACCCTTGGAACCGGGTCATTGATGGTGAGGATTTTTGCGCCGCTGGCCCAGATACCATAATACGGAATTGAACCCGATACTGCAGTACCCGTTGCGACGGCAACGGTGGACCCGGAGTTGACAACTGAACCCGACACCGTGTAAGGTGTGCAAGCCTGCAGGGTTGCCACTCCGATTGGATAGCCACTGGCATTGAGTTCAAATAAACTCAAATTTCGAAAACCAGCGGTAGACCGAATATTGGTAGGTGCGCTCATAATTAGCTCCTATTCTGCCTCATCAAGGTTCCTGCGAATTCTCGTAGTCACCCGGAGGGAAAACTTGATTCCAAAATATTGTTGACCATTGAAGGGCAGTAAAGTGGTTCCTGTATCTTCAATGAGTCTTGCGTCCATCGCGCCTGCCATTCCCTTTAGATGAGGATACTTTCCAAAAAGAGAATAGACAAGAGCAAAGTAAGGAACGAGTAGACCTGATTTTTCCTGTTCGAGACCAGTGGCGAATGCCGAGTGGTAGAGATTGAGATAAATGATTCTTGTTTCTTTGAATTCCCTCGCCCGGTCATCCGAACCCTCCAGGTCGTTCCCTTTGAGTGGTCCAGGGAAATTTACGAACAACGGCATATCCCGGACGTTCAAAACGAACGGTATGTTGTCATAAGCGTAAATTGCTTTACCAGAGACCGGATCCAGAATTTCCCGTTCGATGGTAGCAATTTGAGAGACGGCAACACTGACTTCTGGGAGGGTTGTCATGCTACATTTCTCCATCCGACTTTGCGGCGGTAATATTCTGCCGTTTCTTGGACCCGGATTGGCCATGCTTTTGTATAGATGTTTTGGCCAAGTTCTGCGATAGCCATTTGGTCCGCCAGTCCGGTTTCCGTCTCTTTGTAGAATCTGATTGCCAGGATGGTTACCGCCTCTACCAAGTCCTCTGGCAAGTCTGCCAGAGACGCACCGAGTCCTCCAACATAGCTGATATTTACCCGGCATTTGCTCGGGCAGTTCAATGGCATGCTGGAGGGATATGCGGTGACCCTGGGACCGTAAACTTCAATCCTGGTGGGGTCAACCGTATAAGCGGTTTGGGTGATATTCCCTTGAAAACTGAAACTTGAAACCGAATCGACTATTGGTTTATGTGGATAGCAGATAATTTTTGTACCATCGCTTGAAACTTGGCCAACAAGGATTTCACCCGATACCGAACCCGACGCGAAATAATTTTCCGAGTCGGGGACGCCAGTGCATTTTCTATCCCACGCCCTGGAGGCAGCGGTTACCAGCGTATCAATCAGATTATCGTCAACGGATGAACCGCTGGCGAGTACACTGTGCAATTCTTGAATAACTCTGTCTCTCGATGTGTAATCCATGTTATGCTCCAGCTTTTGAGAGCGATTTTACAAAACTACCTACTGAATCTGTGTAAGCCTTTTCCATTTCTGGCTTGGCTTGGTCCACTGCATCTTCCTTGCTCACCCAGCCGGTTTCCGCGTGATAACTTTGTTGTTTAGGCTCTTCCTGCTTGGACCCGATGACGAACCCGGAGTATGATGCTGTGTTTCGAAGTTCTCCGATGACCGCTGTTTTGGATGTTTTCACAGATTTTTTGAACTTGGTACTCATCTGCTGGCTGGTCATACGAATTTGCGATTTTGGAGTTTTCTTTATTGCAAATCCTCCGGGTTGCGACGCTTCGGCTACAAAGGATGAGGCAGGATAAAACCCCTGCCCGCGGACATAAGTATTGAGGTGTCCTGAACGCATCCTGTCTGGCTGCGGCGGGTAGGGGCCATTGATGCTGTTTATCAGGTCTAGACACTTGGCAATCGCCTCGCTGGCAAAAGGTACAAAGAGTTCATCTGCGTTCTCCAGTCCTTTTGCCAGTGAGTCAAAATTTTCACCAAGGTCTACCCTGATTTCCATGAAAACCTACGCGGTGTAATCCACACCTACGAGGGCGGCCTGCGGACCAGGATTGAAGCATTCCAAGGTCTCACTGGTGGTGATGGCGAAGTTGTAGGTGGTTTGATTCACACCACTTGCCTGCGAGGGCAGGGGGAAGTAGGTGTAGGGCAGCAACACGTCGCGGACAAAGCCGCGGGTTTCGTTACCCATTGGATACGGGATGGTCTCACTCAGGAAGAGGACCATTCCTTCTGGCATGTAGGGATGAGGGATAACGTCAATCATGCGCGGGGTTCCGTCCGCAAACGGAGCGAACTTGTTGACGTACCCAGTCACCATCATACCGCCGTTGACCGTGTTGCGTTCTGCGCCGACCTCAACCCGATAGAAGGTGCCGGAGCCGAGGGATTGCAGTTTGCCAACCAGAGTGGCGTTAAGGTTGGGGGACATGACCATGACGCTCGGGGCGGTGTGCCAGGTGGTCCAGAGACTCGCCAGGATTTCATCGAACTCGGTGATACCGCCGTTGCCTGCGGTCAACCCGCCTGCGGCATTGTCCAAGATGGTCTGCTTGTCGGGAATGGCGTTGCCATACACGCTTCCACTGGCGCACCAAGGAATGAGACCTTCGATACCATAGGTGGTGTTCGCCGTGGTATCACTGGTGGGCGGGGTGTTGGTGGAGGTGGGCAGAGTGCTGATGACCGCCTTGTTGACATAGACCTTGGAATGCCATTTCGCGGCGGAACCACTGGCTCCACCGGAACCGGAAAGGTAGACGTTATAGGCAACAGCGCCGGGAATTGCATCCCAAGTGAGGGTGATGGATGAACCGGAACCAAGAACGAATTGAGAGGTTGCGGTGTAAGCGGTCTCGCCGACTGCGGCGCTACCACCCTTTGAAACTGCCAGGTCACCTTCATAGGTGAGAGCGGTTACCGCGGCTACATAGGAACCAGCAGCCAGAACGGTTTGGGCAGGGGCACCCTGGGCAACTGTGATGGTTCCCGGAGCGGCAATCGCGGCATTGTTGCTACCCAAAAGAACGCGCTCTTGACCACGCAAGAGTGCGGACATCGCGCGGATAACAGCAATCTGCAGGGGGTCACTGTAACCCATGGAAGCGCGGAGGGCTTTCAGGGTCACACTGTCGTTGGTGGACAGGTCGTTGTACGGGCTTTTGAAGGTCAGCCAGGAATCAGGGGGCGTCACACCAATGTTGGCTTCGGCAATACGGAAGAAGGACTTTTCCGAAATTGAACCAAAACCAAGCTGGGCACGCCAGGTTGCTTCTGTGCTACCCATTCCCTTCGGGGAACTGGTCGGCAATCGCTGAGTGAGTCCTGCGTAAACAGGAAGCATCAGTTTTGCCAGGGGAATGAGGTTGATACCAGGAACGCTCGACGCGGTGACTGCTTTTTGCAGAACGTCCGTCTCGGGCGTAAGTCCTGGAATCTGAGAGTTGATTTTGGCAAGGTTGCCAATCGTCCAGCCGCCTTCGGTCAAGAGGGCATGCTGCGCCATGTTGAACATGGTGTCGAACTGGCGACTGTCGCCGCCCGCAAGTTTCTGGGCGTCCTTCATTTTCCCTTCCTGCATCAACTTGATGAAACCAGGAAGTTTGGAGCGCATATCTTCAACCCCATCGAAAATGAGGTTGGCGACGGGGGGCCGTGCGCTTGCCGGTTGTTCGTCGACTTTTTCGACATCGTTGGAGTTGTCCATTTTTTGCTCCTCGCTGGATTCCGATGATGGTTCGGATGAAGTTGATTCTGGCGCTGGTTCGCTGGAAGGGGGTGTTGAATCTTCCTTGCCAAGGCCAGAGCTTGACGGCACAGAGGTCCCGCTGGCGCTGGGTGCGCTGGAGACATCGGAAACAGATGAAGCGTCTGACTTCATTTCGGATTGCTTATCAGAGGCTTCATCCACTTGGACATTGAGAATCGCGTCCAATTGGTCGATAAGAGCACCATCAATTTGACCGTTACCGGCTTGCTCTTTCAATTGGGCTACGATATCACGGGCCGCTCCGACTGCGCCCGACCCTTTTTGAAGTTCAGGGGTCTGAACTTTTTCTGGGGTATCTGCGTTGTCACTTTTGGATTTCATCGTTCCGCTCCTTTCGTACAACTTTTATGCTGTTTTTGTGAAACACCGCAATTTTCTGCGTGGGCGCAGTTCCGGTGTTCTCGCCATTCTTTACAAGACCTCGTTCATCGAGAATCTTGTTGACGCTGGATTCAACTGTTTCACCGATCTTCGGCAACCATGCGTTCATAACCGCTTCAACGGATTCGGCAAAAACGGTATGCCCTGCCAAGGATTCTTGGGAGGGTGTGGTGCCCGGTTTCATTTCCATTGGCGTGTTGGGCTGGGGCATTTTTTCGGCTGCGTAATCCGGACCAACTTCGCTGTCCAGGTTTATATCGGCAACCGGCTCGGGTGCGCCGGGCGCGTCCGCCTTGGCCACTTCTGGCTGCGAGACTGGAGAGAATGAGACGGTGCGAGTTACTTCCATCGGCTGTCCGAAAGAATATTTCCCTTCCTCTCCAAGGGTGTAATGGATTTCGAAGAATTTCTGACCTTCGCATACCCAGACGGTATCCGCATTCCAATCGTCAATCCAGAATCGACTACCAGATGAAGGGGATGCCATTGTCCCGTCGCTGTTCTGGTAGGGGAATGATTCAGAAAGACCGGCCTGGAGTTTTTGCCGAAGGTCATCATAACCACCAGCAACCTTTTCGACTGATTCATCCTCTGATTCATCGTCATCGTCTGCTTTACGAATAACCAGAATCTTCTTTCCTTCACCGGGCAAGAAATTGGACTTGGCAATACTGCCGTCCGCTTTCAGAACGTCGAACGTGGCTTCCGGGTTGCACGGTGAGTCTACCAGGGAAATTTCATGGGGTTTAGCGGTGTAGCGAATCCTGCCGGGGTTCATCGGGTCAGACCACCGCTTCATGTAGGTGCCGCCAATCGAAAAGCCGGTGTAAGTACCGGTGAGAACCTTTCCCCATTCTTGGTCATCGGTAACCTTCGCGCCGATGTAGAATCCCTTGGCTACATCGTCAGGCCGCATTTCCAACAAAATGCCAGCCGCAACGGGCTGGTGCATCGCCCGGACATTTCCCTTGGATTTTCCGCCAGACCGTTTTTCGGCCCGTCTGGACCAGTCAAGGAAATGGGGCTTGGAAGAGTTGTAATCCATGATTTCATCTGCATTGTCCGGGGCTTCGTTGGTAGCATATCCCCAAACTTCATGACGCTGTTCATCGATTTTGGCAATAGGGATAAAAATGGTTTTGTCCATCTTGTTCTCCTTCTCGGGACTTGCGTGAATATAAAGCGCGGCCAACTGAGCATTGGCCTTTTCTTCGGTTGGATGTGTCCCTTTCACATCGCCGGTGTCGGTGTTGTAGACTTCCCACTCATCCCCTTTTTTTCTTTTATCGTATGGCATATTGCTCTCCATAAAATAAAAACACGGCAACCGTAATGGTCGCCGTGTGTCTGAGCGTTTCACGTCAATCTTTTATTATTATACAACGATTATAGCAAACTTTTTGTGTACAAATAAACAGATTGTATTCTTTGACTAAATACGAGCCAAAATTTCTGTCGCTATTTTATCGGTACCTGTGCTGGTTGGATGCAATCCATCTGATGTATCCGATGCCTCTATCCAAGGAATGGTAAAAGTATCCCAACAAATAATGGATTTGCTGGCACAGGCTTCTGATATGGCAGTTCTTATATTAGACTTGTCTACTACTGTAGAACCACTGGAATCGGTCCACCTTGGTAATAAATTCATATAGTATATAATGGCGTTGGGATTGTGTAGTTTCAAATAATCTATGTTGGCGGCGATTGTTGTTTTGAGAGAAGCCATATCCCCGGTATTGTCATCGTTTGTCCCCAACTCTATGATTATAATGTCTGCATTATCATTAATCGCAGCAACGGATTGTTCTGTAAGATTGGCGGATATAGAAGCTCCCGCTACTGCATGGTTTATCAAATTGTCCGCCCCCCTATTGTGTGTACGGATAACAACATAAGGAAATTCATCGGTATTGTTGCATATTGAATCCCCCAAGATGGACAAGTTCTTTCTCTTGTACCCTTTTGCCAGATTGTATAAATTTAGAGCTTCTGTACTTGTAATGCTTCTATTTAATATAAGGCAGTCGGAGATATTTCCAGACCAAGCAGTGGTGGTATCCGAGGAAGCGCTCGCACATAAAAATTGAGAGCCGCTATCCAAAGATGTGCCCTGCCAAGTCCCCAATCCGGTTTTAGTTTCTACCAGTTTTCCATTTAGGTATACAGAAAATGCATCACCTGATAAACTCCATGTAGCGGTTAGAAGTTGCCAATCATCGGAGTATTGTAATAATATGGGTATATTCAATGACGCGGCGTTTGCTATATAGTAAGTATCTATCCTGTTATTGGTAGAACTTTTTCTTAATATCACCCTATTGGATGAATTTGTCAAAAATTGTGCCAATACATGGGTTGTACTGTCTGTGTAAATAGAGGATGAAGATACTTTATACCACATGGACAAAGTACCCTCTGTAAATGGAAATATGGTTTGTAATGAGGCATAATTCAAGTTGACTTTGCCACCGTTGGTAAATAATGGTGCATATTTATTACCGGGTGAATATGTATTTGATAATATTAGTGGTGTGGCATATATTCCGTTTCTATTGTTTCCGCTTATGTCTATTGCCGCGTTTCCATTGTTTTCCCACAAAGGCCAATAAGCAATAAGTGAAGAGCCAAACAATCTGCTAATCTTTTGCCAATATTGTTGCTGTCCCTCCATTAGCACAAATTTTTTTATTATTGAATTCATGCCATATCGCCTTTTCAATTACCCAGAATCGACCATCAACTCAATATAATATTGAAGTGTGGCGGTAGGGGTCAACGCTGATAACGTCTCAAGAAGTGCGTAAATGGATTTTGAATTTTCGGCACATTTGAATGGAAGGGGGATATTTCCGACACCCATTCCGGCAGTCATAATTGACCGAGCGCAATCGCTTCCCGCACCTTCTGTGATAAGTGCATCGAATGTGATGCTGCCAATTCTTGTAGCATTGTTGGCCCAGAGTAAAGTAAATGGAGAATTGTCTGCAATGACACTTGGCGGGGATTGGTATAAATGAAGGCGGAATTGAGAATTGATTGCATTATTAGATACCATAAGGCGAGCCTTTACGATATACCCGGTATCGCCGTCAAAATTTACGACGTTGGAAAACTCGAAGGCCGTTGAACCCGATGAATGAACCGCGTCATTTGCAGAGTAGGTTCCAGAGCCGGATGTGGCAGCCGTGAAAGAAATATTCGCTGCAATCATTTGAGGTGAATTCACGGCCAGAGAATAACTGCCGTCCCCATTGTCAACGGCATTCACATCAATGAACTCGCCGTTTGGGTCGTGCAGGTCTGCGTTTGGAAACCTTATTTTTTTGACCATGGGTATCTCCTGTTCATAAATAAACACGACAACCAAATGGTTGTCGTGTGTCTGAGCGTTTCACGTCAATCTTTTATTATTATACAACCTTTGAGAAAAAGACTTATGTCGGCAACTCAATACCCTCCGAAACTGCCGCTCATCGGGATGTTTTCAAGCAATTCAACTTTACCCATAACCGATAGACTGAGCGGGGCCGTGGTGACCACGAATATTGTGGTTTGGCCAGTTTTTCGCAATTGCCGGAGTCTGAGAATCAATTTTATCTCAGGGCCGGTAAGACTTACATCTTTCATAGGTGGTCTGTCCATAGGCTTATTTCCTCACAACTTTTATTTTCTTGGAAGGTGTTTTAAGTTTTTCAATAGCATGGCGGCAAGCCTTTTCAAACTTTTCGTCGCCCTTCACATGGCTACCCTCCAAACTGGCAACCATCCTGGAAATGGAAAGGTCCTCGCCGTCATCAAAATAAGTGACTTCAACTGTTTTATTTGCCATTGTGTTTTCTCTTCCTGCTGGAGTTTATCAATTCGGGTGGACTTCCGAACGGAACCTCATTATTCCAGTGAGACCATTTATCCACATTATTTATCAGGCGCAAAAACGTCTGAATATTCTTGTGGTCATGCGTGGCGATGTATGCGGGGTCAACAAACCTGGTGCCCTCCAGGTAACGTTTTGTCGCCCGGTACATCGAATTTTCCAAACTGATTTCCAAGAATGCAGCTTCGGTATCATACCCATTTTCTTTGAATAATTGGATGGTCTTTTCAAGTCCTTCGGCTTTTTTCATCGTGCTGTCATAAATGACATTATACCGACCATCGCGTGCCCGCGATAACATGGCGTTGACAACGATATCTGTTTCATCCTGGTAAGAGGCCGCGTGGGCACCAACTTTATCCAATCCGTCTTTTTTGGCCAGATAGGCGCGGATTGAATCAGCGTCAACATCCACTGAAACCTTGGTTACCTTTTCAAACATAGGTTGTCTGAGCATGGTTGATTTACCAGCACCAGGAAGTCCACCAGTAAGAAGTAGGTGCGGCGTCTTTCCCGCTGGCACCGGTTTGTATTGAGAGAATTCTTTGTCGATATATTCTTGGTAGACTGCCATTCTCTCTTCTGTGATATGACCATCTTTGTCCATGTGCTTATCGATGGTAGGTTTCAAGGTGGATTGGATTTTCTTGGCCTCTTCAATCCTGGAAAGTGCCTCTTCCCTGGACATGCCGAGGCGGTCCAACATTCTCTTGGCTTCCGGGGTGGTAAGGGTAATGGCGCGTTCGTAAACTTTTTGGTCGCTCTCAAAAATGGAAGTGGATTGAGGTTTGCTGAGTGTCGCAGCAGACAATGAGCCGGTTGCACCCTTGGGGGCAAACTGACCACCGCGGGGGTCTCCCTTGGGGTATCGATTGTGTTTTTCCTCGCTCCAATCGGCTTTCTTTACCTTGATTTTCCTGACCACCCGGATTTTATCGCCAAAAAGTTCGGCGTCCGTTTTATGGTCCCCAGCCACCCTGGGGCTGCGTATCCAGTCCGCATTATGAAAGTCAATCGTAATTTCGGGTCGTTTTTCTTCCATGGTTCAAACCTTATACTCTTTCAGTTGTTCTGCTTCTTGGGCCTTGAATCCTTCGGTCATGGACTTTATCCAAGAACGGGTATCTTTATCGTTGTCCTCATCTTCTGAGAGCAACCATTTCATATCCTCGTTACCTATTTCTTGTAAATAATCTTTGAATTTCTCTGGATATTGGAGAGTGTAAAGGGCATTCAGCTTATCCCATAATGCGTTTTGTAGATTATTGTTATAAGTTTTTTTGTCAGACGTTATTGGCCTTACAACTTCAAGAATTTCTAAGTTTGTTTCGAGACTTGAAATTTTCTTTCTTTGTTCGTCAGACAACCTTCTGACTATCACCGCCAATTCCCACTTGGATTTAGCTGGTAACGCCTGCCTGATTTTTTGGGATAACTTGGCGTCCTCCAGACTCATTCCGGTTCCTGTGTTTACATCTTCATATTCAGGTCCAAGTAATTTGGTGTTTATCCAATTCATAAATTGTTTTTTATCTGCGTGATTCAATATCCAGAGTTTTTCTGAATTCGAGGCCGTCTTTAGGTAGGGGATTGAATCCGGCAACATTCCAAACTTTGAGTGGATTTTTGAATTCACCTTTGTATCCAGCATGGCGTCAATCGAACCTTCATCATAGATTTTTCCCGGACACACGATTACCGTTGCCGGGTATTCCAATCCACCTTTGACCACCACTTCCTGTTCGCTGAGACAACCATAGCCAGTGGCACAAGTGCCTACAATGTCCTTTACCTTTACTTTTGCGGCAAGAACCGTGTCACCGAATTTAGTGGCAGTATAAACGGACATAGACCAGGATTCCATGGCGTTGCCGTGAACAGTAACCTCTTTCAGTAAGCTATCTTCTGGAACCCGGTTGTCCTTTGAACCTGTGAATCCACGATATAAGGTGATTTCGTCATCCGGCTTGAATCCCTGGTCAGCAAGGACCTTCTGGGTGTGTTGATACATAGATGAAATGATTTTGGTTGCATCTGATTCAGTTACCATGCCAGGTTCACCGAATTTGTAGCCGTAAATCATTTCTTTGAGTTTGGTGTCGAAATTCCAATCTGGGTCTTTGACGTGGGCCTGAAATTCATCTATGGCGTCTTGTCTGGTTTGGCCGATTAGAACATTTTTGAATTCGTTGCCCATTGAATCGTCTTTGGATGAATATGGTGTATCTGGAAAATCAAGTATCTGAACATTTCCTATATAAGATGTTGGGGAAATGATATTTTCTTTTCTGTACTCTTCATATTTATTTTTTAGACTCTTTACTGTTTCGTCATGCCATTTTTGATATTCTATTTTCCAAACTTCTTTTACCTCTGGAAGTTCGCAGTTCATAGCCAATTGGACCGGGTCATATTTTTGTTTTTGGTGTTTACTCAATTCAATGCTAAAAATATCGGCTGCCGCCTTTTGGGCGATAATGGATTCCATGGAGTCGTTAGATGTACCCGCCCAATTCCTGAGACAGTATTCAACCTTTTCATACATGACGCCAGATTTGTTGGATAATATTTTGCAGGTTTTGTCCTTTATGTCGTGCCTGTCGTTTTCGCTGCGCTGGTAATCACCGAATATCTGGGGCTTGGTCTGTTTCTCTTCCTCTGAATCGTAGTCATAATTTGAATCGCCAATATTGAGATAATTGGCAAGCGAAATGGCCAGATGGTAGGTGTCTTTACCCAGAAATTGATTGGTGAAATGATAATGAATCTCCGAATTACTGGTAAGGGCACCTTCATATTCTTTGTTGTGGTAGGACGCTGCCGCCAGTTTTTGCTCATCCGAGAGAATCATTGGCGCGATTACCGGTTTGTCCTTGCTGGTGAATTCGCCGCCGCCCTCATGCCCTGCGGGAACCCGTGGGTGTTCCTGTTCGTTCCACTCCGCCTTGTTGAATGGCAGGTCAATGATTTGAGTCTGGGTTTCGAGGGTTGGTTTCCTGTATGGACCAGCCAGGTTGATTGGACGGCACCGGCACCCTGGATGAGAACTTTCTGGTGGTTTTTTGTCTCCCTGTTTGAAAATTTTTCCATGGAGTTCCCGGCACCCTTTATACTTTTTCCCGTCCGGGCCAATGAATTCTTTTGTGCAAACGGTCTGGTCGTTCCTGGAATCCCAATACCATTTTTCCGAACCGGTCTGAGCAGCCTCTAGGTCGGATATTGCGCTCACAAGATAGGTCAATTCAGTTTGGGCAATCAAAGACGAGCGATATGCTCCGAAGTTGAATGAGGATGAAAGGTCGTTGACCAGGGATTGCATCGTCATTCCTGAGGTGTTGTACCAGGCAACGATTTTCTTGCCAACCAATTTCTTTATGGTTTTGGAAACGTGGGTTATTCTCTGGCCAAGTTCGGGGCCAACGGCAAGGGCGTATTCGTCGCTGTCGAAGTTGATTGGATTCAAGTCTTTCCATTTGAGAGCAGTAAGCACGGCAAGAGAAATATAACCACGCACCAGGGCACGTAGAATGGAAACGTGCATACGACTTCTGAATTTATCCCACAGGTCAATGTTGGTGAAATAGGCTTTCTGCAGGGGTTGGTGAGGACCGACGTAAGTGGGTTTGAATCGATTGATTCGACGTATTTTGAGTTGAACCTGTCGGAATAGCCAGTTCAATTCAGACTGCGTGGCAGATTGAAGGTCCGCTTCAATCTGCCTGCAAGTCAAATCAAACTTGCGTTGATACTCAGTCCGCCTCACTGCCGTCCGCCTTTTCATGGCCATTCATTTCGTTTACCCATTCCTGAATCTGGTTGGTGATGAAGGTCTCTGCCTCTTCATCCGACATATCTGCCGTGGGTCTGGCAAACAAGGTGCGCTCTGAGCGGTTGTCGCTCTTTTCGAGTTTGTAGAGGTGCATGAATTCGGCTGGTGGTTTTTCGAGGCTGCCCACCGGGATTTCGCGCATTTCGTTCAAATCGAATATCGCGTCCTGTGGTTCCCCATTGGCCTTCTTGTGGTTCTTGGCTGCATCCCACGCCTCTTTCATGCTGGAATAATTTTTGGAAATGTCCAGGATGAAAGTATTGGTGCTGGATTTGAACCAGCCTCCATAATAGGTATTCGGGTCGTCTTTGATAATGCCGATGGTCCGCTTGACGTATTCGGGAATTTTTTCTTCCACTTTATCGGCAGTTATTTCTTCCTCAAATCCCTCTTCCGATGTCATGTATCCATGGGAAGGTGCGCCGTCTCGGGGCCGCCAGGAATATCCTTCTGGGTTGGTGGTGGATACCACTTTCAATTCCTGCGCCACTTCCTTGACCTCACCATTCTCTGATTTTGGTTCCCCGACAGAACCCTCTTCGCCTTTGGGTGCGAACTCCCCACCGTGGGGGTCGCCTTTGGGATAACGATGGTGTTTTGACTCTTCCCATTTTTCAACTTCTTGCTCCTCATCTGTGAACGGGAAAAACTGGCTTTCGTCATTCCAATAAGCGGTAATGCCTTTCACCTCGAATTCAATAACTTCAACCTCGCTGGTGTCTGGGGTCTTTGAATCTTTTGGAATATAGGCAAGGGTCATGTGAGGGGTAAATCCATGGTTCTCTTTTACAGTACATTCACATTGGTTTAGGTAATCCACCAAGAGCTTTCGGAATTCTGGGAGCGCTGGGGAATCGAAGTTTGCATAAATGCAATTCATTCCTTCTTTGTGGCTTTCCAGGAATCTGCCAACACCATTGATTCTACCGCTGAAAGATTTTTTGCCTTTCACAAAAGATTCTGCCGCCGCCCAGATTTGAGATTTGTCATAATCTAAATCCGGCGTATCTCCAAAGAATGCAAGAGTAATGTGATATTCGGTTTCTGGTAAAACCTCACTGCCGGTTGGCCAATTGATTTTTGAGTTGAAAAGTTTTTTTGCCATTTCTGGCGGAACGTCAATGGCTACCATCGAGCCGTTGGATTTTCCAACACCCTTTTCGAGAATAGTGTAATTGGATTTCGTCACCAGGATTCTTTCTGGATTCTTACCGCCTATCATGCCATTTTCGTAGAGTTCTTGGGCACGGGTCTTGGCGTTGGCAACTGCCGCTTCATCATCCAGACAGTCCATCAAATCATTCCATAGGTCATGGTTACCCAACAAGATATAAATGGCGTCCAATGATTTTTGCGAAAGTGGCCTGCCTCGCATCGCCTCTACGAAGCTGCTGTGAATCTTGGCGTCTTTATCTGGCGAGAATGAAATGTCATTGTCGATAAGAACGGGACGGTTATCATGGTGCGGATGGGTCAACCAGTTCTTTCCATCGCGGTCCATCTGGCCCATGATGTAATCGAGGACCGCTGCGCGTTCGATGAACGCATCATCGTATGCAGCAACCTCGCGCCTGGGTTGGCGTCCAGTGACATAATGCTGGATACTTCCCATTTCTCCGTTTACCTGGGTGATGTAGGTAACGGGAACCAGATAATGATTTTCGTCTGGAGACAATTCCCGGTCCAGCAGATAGGCTGCCTCAGACCGCCTGAATAGAGTTCCTTTCACCCAAGTCTGGAGACTTGGCTTTTCGCCTGAAAGAGGTTTCCAAACAGCCGGTCTGCCTTGGAGGTCGCCGCCGCCAATGGAAACAATGTAGGATTCATTGGCACCCTGTTTGGGCATTTCGGCTTCGGCAAAATTGTGTACCGGGCTGCCGAAGAGAATATCATCCTCCGGGTCCACCCCACAGTATTTTGAGAACTCACCATTATCCAGCTTCGAGAAAAGGTCACGGAGTTTTGAATAATAATGCTCATCCTCTTCCAAATGGTCAAGAGCGATTTGTGCGATGGTCTCCATATCGCCGTCAACGGTATCCGCGTGTTCCATTTCCTCGTTCACACCCGCGATAAATTCATCTGCACTGATGGTATCCCAATCGACTCCCATTTTGTCGCCAAGGTCAACGATTTCATCGTGCGATATTTTGTTGGCGTATACCGGTTTGGCCATTACCTTTACCGGGTCTTTGACCACATCCACCGGACGCTTTACTGCAATCCTGTTCCCATCACGAACCAGGACCGGCTTTTTCATGGCCGCCTTGGATTGAACCGGGTTGCCGTTGGCGTCAAGTTCCTGGGCCTTGGTGCTGTCTTTGAAGTAATTACCTGCATCCCCATGAAGAGGGGTCAATCCAATCCCCTGCCTGTATTCATCGCGGTTGATACCACCAATCTCGAACCTGGTTGCATGTTTGGCCTCTTCCTTCTGGGGGTCCAAGGATTCTGGCGGGAATTTCAATTTGAATTCGGCTTTATCAGAATCCCCATTGGACTTGATAATGTCATTGAAATGGGATTCTACATAAGAGATAAGAGGGGCCAAACCCATGCGATAAAACGCGCTCTGCATGGCTTCGGCATAACCCTTGCCACCCAAACCAGCATTCGGACCTTCGCCCACTTCGCTCTGGACAATACCGAAAGACATACGAACCGCATTGGTCGCCGCGTCGTAGCTTTCCTTATTGAAGTCCATTTCTTTGGTGGCGATGGAAGTACAACCAGCGGGAATGAACCGAAGTCTGGCCCGCTCTTCATTCGACCCCGACATTCTGGCGTTGAACGCCTCTTCGTATTCGAGAATGTCATCCGCGCTCTTCCATCCTTCGGGCGCCGTGACCAATTGCTCGGGGATATTCCCCACAATGTATTTCTGGGCCTCGTAATCCCACAGCTTGTAAAGAAGTTGAACCGCTGGCCAGGAATCTTCAATCGGAGACCTGCCATAAGGGGCATCTGCCCGCAAGTGCCTTGGGTGATACCAGAGTTGCCGGGTGTTCATCATAAGCCTGGGGACACCCCAGATGATTTGTTGGAAAGCTGGAGCCGGTGGGCTGGGTTGTTCGCCCTTCTCGTTGATAATGACAAAGATGGTGCTGCCATCAATTATTCGACTGGCGCGAATTTTACGCTTGGAATTTCTTACCCAATAAGCACACCCAGCGTCGTATACCAGAACGTTGTAAAGGAATCTGGATAACCAGACCGGGAATGGGTTGAACTGGTCCGGGTTTTTGGTTATCCAGTCATATTCACTATCGGTAATGGGATGGTCGTTTTTGTCAACGATTGTGGGGACAAAGGACTTCATTTCTTCGGTCAACAGCCGGAGGCACATGGAAACTTCGGGGACCGTCTCTGCATAATATCGCAAGTCATAAAATGAAGTAAGTCCATAGCCAATACGTGGGGTGATGGTGCTGTTGATTGAACTCACGTATTGGAATGCCCTGGGTTCGAGTTCCTTGTCCTTGCCGCGCAGCGTGTCCGCATCGATACCCCCGAATGGTTGCCCCGGTCCAAGAAAAGAACGACTCCAGCTACCGGGTATTTGACGGGTGGTAGGGGGTTTTGCAGAATCAATTACCTGGACCAATCCCGCCTCTGGCGTGACAGGAATGTTTGGTCTGGGGATTACCGGGCCATTTCGCAGGCCGGTCATAAATCCACTGAAAGCACTTCGAATATCGAATGCCATAATCTCACCTCTTTGTCCTATTCTTTGTAGCCGCTATCCAGGAATTGGCTGGAATGAAACTCTGTTCCCAAAAAGCCATTACAACCGCATCCCCGAAGTCGGTTGACCTGCCAATACGTTCCTTTATATCATCCTTGGCCTCTACCTGAATTTTACCGCCAGATTGGACCTGCCAGTGAGGGGCAACCAGGTCACCGGTCAGCAAGTCGCTCTCGGGTAGAGCGATGTTGTTTCCGCTGTCCGGGTCAAGTAATTCCCGTAAATTCCACCATGCTCCAGAACGGCAGTTGATAAAACCAAGTTCCCCAGAACTGTCCATAAAATCGGTATGCTCTGAGGCGTTGAAAGGTATGCAGGATTTTCTCAATTCTCGCAGCCGGTCAACGACACCGGCACCAATTCCAATTACATCGACAATAGCCTTCCCGCCGTTCTTTTCAAGAACGCCCACCACGCGCCCGGTGGTCTCCATGGTATCTTCCAGGTGGTAATCCCTGATTTCTGAGATTACCCGTTCGAAGCGTAAGGCCAGTACCGTCCTATCTTCACCGGACCGGGCCACATCCACCCCCACGCTGGTAAACGCCAGTTCAACGTATTCTGATTCATCGGGCCAATGGCCGGATGTTTTTGCATCATTCCATTCATTCCATCGTTCGTTCGCCTTTTCAATCCAGGAAAGAGGGATAACCCCATCGGCTTCGCTTGAGGCAAACTCGCCTTTGACGCGGTTCTGGTAGACTGCGGAATCCTCTCCCCATTGGCGTTTCCTTTTTTCTGCCCAATCCTTGTCAATCCTACCCGCTTCGATTGCATCTTCCAAGGCAACATGTCGAACATGCCAGTCCTCGTACCCCGGACGTTTTGCCTGGATTTCGTAGAATCGCCCGGATGGTTCGCCGGGTGTGGATACCGCAAGCCAGTAGCAATCGCCTGTGGAAAATGCACCCTCCGCTGAATCCCATGTGCCTGCCGGTATTTCCTTGGATTCGTCAAAGATGTAGAGAATACGGCTGGCATGTGCACCTTCGATAAGCGCGCTGTTATCGCTGGCCAGGGCAAATGCTTCGCCGGTGGATAACTTCAATGAAAGCTGAGTGAGTTCCAGCCGTTCGTTGAATGGTTCGCGCCCAATTTTCTGCCAATTGAGTTTTCGTGCCCACTTGCGGATTTCTGGCATGGCAAACTTTGTAAGCTGCCGCCAGGCGCTTGCGGTAATCGGTATTTTCCAGTCGGTATCCCCATCATTGGTGAGAGCAAACCACAAGACCGCCCACGCGATGAGAGCGGTCTTGCCCAGACCATGGGGGCCGCGGGCAGATTCACGGCGGTATGAAACAAGGTTGGAAAGGATTTCTTCCTGGTAAAAAGAGGATCCTTGACCCTCTTTCCATAGAATGCAGTCGTTTACAAAACCAGCAGGGTTATCCCGATAGGTTCGCTTGAATTGAGAATACGGGCTGTCGTCTTGAATATCCGCCGAAGTCTCTTGCCGGTTGCGTAATTCAAGTTCTGCCAATGCCCTTACCGAGATGGGGGTTTTTGTCGCTACCATGCAGTTTTTGCTCCATAAAATCGCAAAACCTGCATCTATTATAGCAAACTATGTCACGGTTTGAACGTTACATACCGTCAAACCGCAATTGCATCTGTGCTTCTCGTATTCGTTTTTCCGCAATTGCAAAATAAGCTGGGTCAATCTCGCAACCGATAAAGTTCCGTCCGGTCTGGACACAGGCAACGCCAGTGGTGCCTGAACCCATGAATGGGTCGAGGACAGTGTCGCCCTCTTTTGTTCCCTTTATAACCAACCATTTTGTAAATTTCAAAGGTTTTGGGCAAGGATGCAGTATATTTTTTATGTCAACAACACTATCGTTATGACCTTCAACGGAACTTTGATAAGAGTCTTTTCCTGCCCTTGGGTCTTTCCCGTAATATAAAATAAGTTGGGCGAGATTAAATCCCCAACGT